GTGGCAACTATCATACGCGCCTGTAATTCAGGTAAACCCATACGTCAAGGTGTATGCGATGGTTGGGTATTATCTTATGCGAGTGAAGAAACAAATGTTGCACCTGAAATACCTGAAGAGTATTTAGAATATCCAAGAACAAGACAAGAAGCTAAAGAACTAGGTGTAAAGCTATACTTTACAGGCATACCTTGTGATCGTGGACATGTCTCTCCACGTAAGGCTAAAGGCACTTGCGTAGCTTGTATGAAAGAAGATTATAAAAAAGATAAACGCTTAAAAATAAACTTGCACGAATAGTAAATACGTAGTATAAGTACCTTCATACCGGGGATTATCTCGGCTTAGTAGACAGCCCCCGCTGACGCATAGAAGACTACTGAGCTTATACTTTCTATGAAGGAAACTAATATGTCACGTACTACATTCTCAGGTCCAATTCTTTCTGGCGATGTTCGCTATAACCAATATAAAGATGTTGGTAACACTACATTAAACCAAAACATTACTTTTGATTTTGCTGCTGGCGATACTATTACTGGCACAAAAACTCTATATGTCCCAGCTAATACTCGTATTGTAAACATCCAAGCTCTTGTAGTCACTGCTTATAACGCTGGTACATCTAGTGTTGTATCTATTGGTAAAGCAGCTGCAGGTACAGAGTATGTTACTACTCTTACAGTTAGTACAGCAGGTCTTGTTGCTCCAACAACTATTACTGGTGCAAGTTGGTTAAATACTACAACTGTTGGCGGTGATATTTCATCTTCTGTTACTGGTTCATACCCTGTATCTCCATTGGCTATAACTCTTACTCTTACTGGTACAGTAGCATCAGCTGGTAAAATTAACGTAGTTATCCAATACCTACAAAATGATGACCGTAACACTGCGTTTACTCAGTAATTAATCTGGTGGGGGCGAAAGCCCCTTTCTTTAAACTTTAGGAGATTAATTATGGCTATGCAAACAGACGTCAAATCGGCTCACTCCAGTGCTTCTGTAGTATCAGGTGGTGAGTTGATGGTATCAGGCCGATATCGTATGAAAAGTATCATTGTTGCTGGTGGAGTAGGTGCAGGTACAATTACACTTAGAGATGGTTCAGCTACAGGCCCAATCTTACTAGTCATAGATACAGGTTCAAACTCTAACTTAACGAATGTATTATTACCCGGACAAGGTATTTTATTTAGTATTGGTATATTTTACGTACCTGCAACTGTAGCACCTTTGGGTGTAACTGTAATATATGGCTAAGGTATGGAACATCAAAGAGCAGATGACCCAGTAATACAAACAGTAAGAGAACTTGCTACGCACGGGGCAGACATAAAACACCTGCAGATGGATATGGATAAGATGGTTAATGATATTGATGAGATAAAAGAAGCTCTTAGAAGTATTAACATAACATTATCTGAAGCCAAAGGTGGTTGGAAACTGTTGTTAGTAGTTGGCGGTCTTGGTGCATCTGTAGCGACATTGGTTGCTTGGATACTTGATTTCTTAAAGCACTAGCAGTGGCTGGAGTAGTTGACTCCATAAAGCAGAAAATAGCCTATAGGTTATGGTATAGGACTAAAAGAAGAGCTAAGGCGCGTAACCTAGAGTTTACGTTAACTAGAGAGTTTGTAGATAATGCGATTATTCAAGGTATATGTCCTATACTAGGGGTAACCTTTAACGTAGACCCTAATAGAAAAAGCTACTCTGCATTTGCGGCCTCTATAGATAGAATAGACCCTAATCAAGGGTATACAAAACGAAACTGCCAAATAGTCTGTTGGATATATAATAGGGCAAAAGGCAACGGTACTCACAATGAGGTGCTAATTTTAGCGGAGGCATTAATGCCAAGTAGTTCAAAGAAACAGCATAACTTCATGGAGATGATTGCTCATTCTCCTAAAACGGCTAAAAAAGCGGGTGTTCCGCAATCGGTAGGAAAAGACTTTGCTGCCGCTGATAAAGGTAAGAAATTTAAACAAGGTGGCGAAATGGCTGATAAAAAGTTTGATCCAAAGAAATTATTTAAAGGTAAAGAGTCTGTAGGCGAAGAGCTTAAAGAAGCTAAAGCTATTAAGTCTGGTAAGATTACCCCTATGCAATACGCTAAAGGTGAGAAGTCTGAACCTGTAAAGAAAATGAAAGCTGGCGGTAAAGCTAAGTGTATGAAGACTGGCGGCTTTGTAAAGGCTGCTGATGGCGTTGCAACTAAAGGCAAAACAAAAGGTAGGTTCGTATGAGAGAAAATACTACGGGTTTTTTTAAACCTAAAAGCAAAGAAAAAACCCCTTCACTAGATGAGCGTATTGCGAGCGATCCAGGTAGGGCCAAACAAGATATGCAGGCCGCTAAAGAACAAGAGTCTGATAAAGGTAAGATTATTAAGCAGGTTGCAGATGCTAAGTCTGAATCTTCAGTACGTAGTAATCCTCAATATGAAAAATCTTCTACTAACATAGCAGATCAGATACCTACTGAAGCACCTAAAACTGCACCAGTAGCAAAGCCTACAATGAAATCTGCACCAGTAGCAAAGCCTACAATGAAATCTGCGCCTACTAGTAAATATCGTGGCGGTAGAAGTGAGGAAGACATTAACAGAATGATCGCTGAAGCTACTCCTGATAGAATGAGAGCATCACAGTTTGAAAAAGATAACCCTGACGCTACCCCATATAAAAAAGGCGGCGCTGTTAAATCAGGCGCTTCTCGTGGTGATGGTTGTGCTCAACGTGGTAGAACTCGTGGTACATTGCGCTAATGCGTCCAAGTAGAGGTATGGGTGATATTAACCCAGCTAAAATCTCTAAGAAGAAAGGGGGAGTTGTAAAAAGCTTCCCTCCTCTTACCAAAAATAGACGGGCTAAGAAATGACAACTACAGGCACAACTATTTTTAATCTTGACCTTTCAGAAGTTATTGAAGAGGCCGGAGAAAGATGCGGATATGAAATGCGTAGTGGCTACGATTTTAAAACTGCCCGTAGATCATTAAACCTATTGCTAATAGAGTGGGCGTCAAAAGGTATAAATTTATGGACTGTAGAAGAAGGTATAATCCCTATGGTTACAGGTCAAGCTGTTTATAATTTACCTATAGATACTATTGATTTGCTTGACCAAGTTATACGTACCGGCTCGGGTCAAAACCAATCCGATATAACAATATCAAGAATTTCAGGTTCTACCTACTCGACAATCCCTAATAAGAATGCGTTAGGTAAACCTATCCAAGTGTGGATAAATAGACAATCAGGAGCAACAACTCCTACAGGTGTAGCTAGTCCAACGATCAATGTGTGGCCTACACCGCAAGCTCCTGATTCCCAATATACCTTTGTGTACTGGCGCTTAAGAAGGATGCAAGACGCTGGTGATGCTGTTAATACCCAAGACATACCTTTTAGATTTCTACCTGCACTTATTGCAGGGTTGGCATATTACTTATCTATGAAACTGCCGGGTGTTGATATGCAAAGGGCACAGGCATTGAAGATGGTATATGATGAGCAATTTGATTTGGCAGCTCAAGAAGATCGGGAAAAAGCGCCAGTGAGAATGGTACCAAGAATGTCGTTTAACTAATGAGTTCTAAGTACGCTCGTGGTAAGATTTCAATATCTCAATGCGATCGTTGTGGTATGGAATTCCTATTGCGAACATTGCGCCCATTAACCATTAAGACTAAGATAACTAATATATTAGTGTGTCCTAGTTGTTTCGAGCCAGATCAACCACAGTTACAGATCGGTATGTATCCGATTAGCGATCCACAGGCTTTACGTAATCCACGTAGAGATACTAGTTATGTAGCTTCAGGGCTTGATACAAGTAATTACCCTGCTGGCGGTTCAAGAATTTTCCAGTGGGGATGGGCACCTGTTGGTGGAGCTTCACAGTTTGACGCAGTTTTAACGCCTAATGCATTAGTCGCAGTAGGGCAAGTTAGTTCAGTAACTACAACATAGAGAAAAGTATGAGCAATTTATCTGACAAATATCCACAAATTAAACCTGTAAAAGTTATTCCAGTAGAAGGTGCAGGTGTACCTGAAAAAGACATTAAGACTACAGGTGTAAAAACTCGTGGCAATGGTGCTGCTATAAAAGGTCTAGTTGCTCGCGGCCCAATGGCATAAGCCATGAATTATGCTGCGTTAGTTCAAGCTATACAAGCCTATGCGGAGAATACAGAGTCTCTCTTTGTCTCTAATATCCCCTTGTTTGTTCAAGAGGCAGAACTGCGCATATATAACAGTGTACAGATTCCTGTACTTAGAAAGAACGTAACTGGCAATGTAACTACAAGTAGCCCCTACCTGTCTTGCCCAGATGATTTTATGGCAGTGTATTCATTGGCTGTTATTAATGCTTCTGGGTCATATAGTTATCTTATTGATAAGGATGTAAGTTTTATTCGTGAAGCCTACCCTAATCCTACAGATACAGGGCTACCTGCATACTACGCTATGTTTGGGTCACAGTTAGTAATGCCTTCAGAACTATCATTGATCTTAGCACCTACACCTAATGCTAATTACGGCGTTGAACTACACTATTTCTATTATCCAGTTACTATTGTTCAAGGTATTATTAGTACTCAAACTATTGTTTCAGGTGGGGCGGGATATGTTAGTGGTATATACTATAACGTGTCTTTAACAGGCGGTACAGGGTTCTATGCAACTGCAAATATTACTGTTAGTGGTGGTGTTATTACTAATGTCACTATTATTAACGGCGGTTCATTATATGTTGTTGGGGATGTATTAAGCGTACCTACTAACGCTTTAGGTCCTTTAGGTGTTAACTTCTCTATACGTGTAGCAACTGTATCTAACACTGCAGGTACAAGTTGGTTGGGTGACAATTACGACCCCGTATTGTTCTACGGCGCTATGCGTGAAGCTATGATCTTTATGAAAGGTGAAGGTGATATGGTAGGGTACTACGAACAGAAGTATCAAGAAGCACTTGCTCAACTAAAACGTCTTGGTGATGGGCTATTAAGGGGTGACTCTTACAGGAATAATCAAATAAAGTTGCCGTATACTAACTTATGAAAATATGTAGGCAGTGTTTAATAGAAAAGGCTGATGAGTTATTTAGACTTATGAAAAAAGCTAAACATCCATATAGATTATCTAAATGTAGTCAATGCTATTACGAAGATAAAAAATTAGCTATAAAGATGGGGTTGAAAGAAAAAGAACATAAAGTAAAAAGCGATAAAGTATATCGAGAAAAGAATAGAAAAGGAATACAACTAACACAAGCTATATGGCGAGAGAATAATAAAGATAAAGTTGCTATTACTAGTAAGAGAACTAAATTAAAAAACATAGATAATATAAATGCACAAACTGCTAAAAGACGAGCCTGTAAACTACAACTAATTCCTTCTTGGGCAACTGAAACAGATAAATGGATGATTCGAGAAATACATGCACTAGCCTTATTACGTACAAAGTTGACAGGTGTAAAGTGGCATGTGGATCATATTATACCTCTACAAGGTGAACTTGTTAGTGGGTTGCATACGCCTTTTAATATGCAAGTAATCCCTGCTACTGAAAATATAATAAAAGGGAATAAATTTGAGGCACAATTATGATAGCACAGGGTCAGACTACTATATTTAAAAAGAACGTACTAAGCGGTTTAGAGAACTTTGCTACTGGTACACCCTATGTTTATAAGATAGCTTTATATACAGCTGATGCTGAACTCAATGCTGCAACCTTAGAGTATACAACTTTAAATGAAGTAGTTGGGATAGGATATGTCGCAGGGGGAGAGATATTAGTACCCATAGCACCTGCTAGTTTAAACTCAACAGCGTATGTATCCTTTGATAATGCCTCATGGTTAGCATCTAGTTTTCTGTGTCGTGGCGCTTTGATATATAATGCAACTACGTTAGCGGCAGTTGCCGTACTAGACTTTGGTTCAGATAAAACAGCATCAGGTACATTCACCGTAACCTTCCCATCAGCAACAGCTACAACAGCTGTTATACGAATATCTTAAGGGCTTGTGATGATTTGGGCACCCATAAATAACTCACAAAACGCTATGATTTGGGCACCCATAAATAACTCACAAAACGCTATGATTTGGGCACCCATAAATAACTCACAAAACGCTGTTCGCTGGATTAATAATTTAGGGGCTGTTGTTTCATGGAGTAACTTTTTAGGCGAAATAGTTGGTTGGACAACTGCTGTGGGTGGTTGGACACAGATAGACAATACTCAATAGGTAATATTATGACAATCCCATATATATTTAACACACAAAGCGGCACAGTCCCACTATCTGAATTAGACAGCAACTTTGCAACCCCAATTACGATCGGAATAACCCCAGTTGCTTTAGGGGGCTCGGTGAATATCGTTAGTGGGTTAACCTTATTTGGCGCTGATTTAGGAACACCTACTGCTGGTAATTTAACTAATTGTACAGGTGTTGCGGCAAGTGCTGTTACGGGCACGTTACCTGTTGCTAATGGTGGTACAGGCGTTACAACTAGCACTGGATCAGGAAATACTGTTTTAAGTACAAGCCCAACGTTAGTAACGCCAATATTGGGAACGCCTACAAGCGGCACGTTAACTAACTGTACTTTCCCTACATTAAATCAAAACACAACAGGCACAGCAGCTAATGTAACTACCAATGCTAATTTAACAGGCATGGTAACTTCGGTAGGTAATGCCGCGTCTTTAGGATCATTTACGTCCGCTAATCTATCAACAGCATTGACTGATGAAACAGGGACAGGGGCCGCTGTATTTGCAACAAGTCCCACTTTGGTAACCCCGATATTAGGTACGCCATCTAGTGGTAATTTACAATCATGCACAGCGGACGGCACAAATACTGTAGGGTTTAAAAATATACCACAAAACCTTCAGGCGGTTAGTTATACTTGTGTATTGGCTGATTCTGGCAAGCATTTGTTTAATACCGTATCAAGTGTAAATTGGACTATTCCAGCAAACGCATCAGTGGCTTACTCTATCGGAACAGTATTAACTTTTGTAAATGGTAGTGCCGCCAGTTCTACTATTGCAATTACTACGGATACAATGCAATTAGTAAATACAGCAACGACAGGCACAAGAACATTAGCAACTAACGGTATGGCTACAGCGATAAAAGTTACTGCAACAAAGTGGTACATCAGCGGATCGGGGTTGACGTAATGAGCGGTATATTATCGTTAGTCTTAAATAATTATGCTTCTGCTGCGGGCCCTGTCTCTAGTAGCACAATCATCACATCACCCTTAGCAGGCACTTATACTTGGCCTGTGCCTGCTGGCGTAACTTCCGTTTCCGTTGTGGTTGTTGGTGCTGGTGGGGCTGGTGCTGGTGGTACATCTGGCTGTTGTTGTTCTTATAGTAGTGGCGGTGGCGGCGGTGGCGGTTTAGCTTATGCTAACAATATTACTGTTGTAGCTGGTCAAAACGCTACAGTTGTCTGGGGTGCTGGTGGTGCTGGTGGGGCTGCTGGCGGTAGTGTCAATGGCACAGCTGGGGGGTTGTCATCTTTTACTTACAATGCAACTTTATACGCGCGTGCTACTGGTGGTGGTGGTGGTACAGGTGCTGGACCCGGTGGTACTGGTGGAACAGCCACAACAGGAGTTGGCGGTAATGGCGGTGTGGGAGTAGCAGGCCTGACAAACGTTAGCACAGGTGGTGGTGGTGCAGGTGGCTATTTGGTTGGTGTATTAGGTGCTGGTGGCACTAATGGTAGTGCTGGGGCTACTTCAAGTGGAGCTGCTGGCGGTAGTGTCAATGCCGGTGGCGGTGGTGTTGGACTTGGTGGCTTAGGAACTACGGGCGCAGCAACTAGTACTGGAGGCGGTTCAGCTGGAAGTCCATCTGCTTTAGCTGGTGGTGGTGGAGTTATAGGCGGAGGAAGTATCGGTGGTATCTACGGCGGTGGTGGTTATTCACCTAGTGGAGGTTATGGTGGTGGTGCAGGCGGCAACGGAGCAGTCCGCATAGTATGGCCCGGACTTACCAGACAATTTCCCTCAACCAATGTGAGTACGTTATGATAAATCTATATATTCAACTAGAAAACGGACAGCCAATAAATCATCCAATTTTTGAGGAGCATTTGTTAGCCGCTTATCCTGACGTTGACTTAACCACAACCACAGACTTTGCACCATTTATACGCACTGAACTACCCACATTAACCTTACTGCAAGTAGCTGTACCAAACCATGTATTGATGGATGATGGTAAAACGTACACCGATGCTTATAGTGTTAGAGACATGGACTCGGATGAAGTTGCTCAGATAACCAGCGAATATAATGCAGGGATTATGTCGTCTATTGATGCTTACATTGACTATGCAAACACCAATATTGCTGATGCTGATATTAATGACTTACCCATTTGGCAAACTTATTTAGATGCTATAACAGCCTTTACTTATACAGACCCATTCACTGCTATCATCCCTAGACCGCCCTATAAAGACAAAAACGGAAATTTAATGTCTACTAGCAATGCAGGAGCTAAACCTAATGTTATTGGCTAATCCTTTAGAAAATCTTGGCGACATTAAAGGTACTATGTACACGTTTGAAAAGGCAGGTGACATATTGCCTAAGCATGTGCACACAGAAGACAGTGTGCATATCACCATTGTAGCGCGTGGCCGTTTAAAAGCTTACTCGCACGATTGGGAACAAATAGCAGAGGCAGGTCAACTTATAGATTTTAGAATCGGTGAGCCACACGAACTAATGGCTTTGGAGGATAATACAAGGATATTCAATATATTGAAAAAGTATAATGGTGTGCCTAATGATTATAATGCAGAGGAAGATTTAAAATGACAATAGATTGGACAGCAGCATCAACTAAACGAGGACTAGTGTGGGTTTTAACTGCGCTAGTGGGATCGGTATTTATATTTATGGGTAAGCCTATAGATCAATTATTATTGCTTGCTGGCGCAGTTGCTGGCGGCCTTGGTTTGGTGCTGAAAGACTAATGCCTTATATCTTTGCACTTATCGCTGCTGTGTCGTTTGCTTCGGGCTTCGGTGTGTCTTATCAAATCAGTAAAGCTGAGATACAAGAGATGTCTAATGGCATTGATGCCTTACATAGGGAAGCTGAAGCAACGATTGCCACACTAACTGCACAAGCAGACAATGCGCACGCAAATGCACTTAACGCTAACAAACAACTGGAAGATGCTAATGTCTCAGCAATCAATGCAATTAATAGTCAGCATGATGCTTTTAAGTCTGTGCGCATGTACGACACCAATCGGAAAGGTAGTAGTTGCACCCCAACAAAAGGTGATAATACCGCAGGCGCTGCTAACACCGCCACTCAATATGCTCCCGAACTTTCAACAGAACTTACAGAATTTCTCAAGTCAGAAAGTTATAGAGCAGACGAAATAAGTAATTATGCTATACTATGTAAACAGTTTGTGATAGATAACAACTGCAATATACAAAAATAACCAAGGAGAACATCTTGCCCAGTACATATTCGCCCTCATTAAAACTAGAACTCATAGCCAGCGGCGAACAGTCTGGTACTTGGGGATTAACTACAAACAATAACTTAGGCACACTACTTGAGCAAGCTATTACGGGTGTTCAAACAATAACTCTACTGGACGCTGACTATCCCCTTTCAGACTCTCAGGGTATTTCAAATGAAGCGCGTAATGCTGTTTTAGTTGTTGGCGGAACACTTACCGCCGTTAGAAATATAATTATACCCAGTGCAAACAAACTATATGTTGTTAGTAATAATACTGTTGGTAACTACGCAATAAATATAAAGACCGCTAGTGGTGTAGCTTTTGCAGTTACTAATGGTGTTAAGCAGATTGTTTATTGTGATGGTACTAATGTATATAACGTTAATCCTAATGTAACGTCTCCTACGGGTTCTATGGTTATACCCGCGGGTAACGCCACAACTCAAAGAGACACGCTCCCTTTAGCAGGTTATTTTAGATATAACAACACTACAAATACATTTGAGGGTGCTAAGTCTACAGGTGTAGGCCCAGCAATCACTACGCTTGTACGCACAGGGACACTAGCTACGGTGTTAACAGCAACACCTCATGGGCTAAGTACGGGTAACATTGTTCAAATTACAGGGGCTGCTGATCCGTTATATAACGGGGAGTATTTAATAACTGTAACAACAACTACTAACTTCACGTACGTGATGTCTGGCACACCCGCTGTAAGCCCTGCCGCTGGCACACCTGTTTATGTTCAAATATATTGGGGTAGTGTAGGTGGTGGCGGTGCAACTGGTGGTACAACTGGCGGTACAACTAATGACGTGTTCTATGAAAATAGCCAGATTATAACGACTGCATACACCGTTACATCAGGTAAGTCCGCTATGTCTACAGGCCCTATTACAATCAATAGTGGCATAATTATAACCGTGCCGACAGGCAGCAGA